GGTGAAAAGCTTGACAAACTCTTTGAAGTTAAGTAAAATAGGTATATAGGATTTAATAATGGCTAATAAAAGAAAAAATAGAAAAAGATACAGTAAAAGTTCTAGAGAAGACTATACTAAAGGTGGTAGGGTTGGGTATCAGCGTGGAAAGATTGTAGTAGATAGAGAAACTGGTGAAGTTTTAGAAGACTTTGAAGCAACTCCTGTTAGAAGACCTGCTCCTACTAGAGCACCAACACCTGCACCTACACCTAAACCAATAACGAGACCTACTCCAGTTTATCGACCAGAGCCTATTGATGTGCCAGTTAGCAAAGCACCAGCTCCAACACCTGCTCCTGCTCCTAGAAGAGCACCTACACCGGCACCTACACCAGCACCTATACGAGAAGCTGATTTAATTGCAGAAAATTATGAAGTTCCTGCCGATTCAAGAGGTAGAGATGAATTTCAACAAAGTTATCCCGGTGTAAATATTCCCGGAACTTCCGGATATAATCCAAACGAGCCTATACAATATTTTAATCCTAACCTTTTAACTGCATCTCAACAAGCTGCAATTGATGCAGCTCAAGCTGCTGCGGATAAAGCTGCTGCAGATAAGACTGCTGCGGATAAAGCTGCTGCAGATAAGATTGCTGCAGAAGAAGCTGCCAAAGAAGCTGCAAAGGCTGCAGAAGAAGCAAAGAAAGCTGCACTCAGACAATCTATTGACGATGCTGCTGCTGGTAAAGTTCCAACACAGGCTGTTATTCCAGATGCAGTTCAAGTTCCAGATACTGCTCCTCAACAAGTTACTACAATGGCTACACCTACCACAGTTCAAACAAGAACTGCACCGGGTGTTGGACAAGAACAAGTAAATACAGTAGATCAAACTGCACAAGCTCAAACACCAGAACAAATACAAGCTGCACAAATGAAAGCAGCACAGGTTGATACAGATGCACAGGTTGAAGCTGCAGAAGGTCAAGTATCAGACGATGCTATTGCACAAGCTGCAGGTGTTGAACGTGTACCAACAATTCAAGCTGCAGATGTAGAAATACCAGAAGGTGCTTTAACTGAAAGAGTTATTGGTACATTAAGTCCTGAAGCTCAATCAACTGCTGTAATGAACGTTGGTAGTTCTTTAGCAAGAGTAACAAGGGCTAAGAAACAATTAGCAAATGCTGGACTAAGTGATGCAGATATTACAGAATTAGGTAACGATCCAGAAGCTTTAGAAGATAGACTAGCAGACTTTAGTGAAGCTGAAAGAGGTATTATTGAAGGGCTACCAGAAGAAGCTTTAGTATCTAATCAGTTAGATAGTTTATTAAAAGGTATTGAAGAAGGTGAGATTCCTACATGGGCTAGACCTGCTGTAGCAGCAGTAGAGTCTATGTTAGCTCAACGTGGTATGTCCGCATCCACAGTAGGAAGAGATGCCTTGCTCAATGCTATTATACAATCAGCAATGCCTATTGCTCAGTCTAATGCACAAGCAATACAAGCTAGTGTTGGACAACAAAGAACAATAGAAGCACAAGAATCTGAAGCTAACGCAGCTAGAGGACAACAGACAGCATTAACAAATGCAAGTAATGTCTTCCAACTTAACATGGCTCAGTTTAGTGCTGACCAACAAACCGCATTATCTAACAGTAAGTTTTTACAAACTGTAGGATTAACAGATGCTAGTATGGACCAACAAGGTATTATGCAAGATGCTGTAATGATGGCTCAAGCTAATTTAGCTGATGCAGATTTTAATCAACGTACACAGATACAAAATGCTCAAGCATTTTTACAAATGGATTTAACTAATCTAAGTAATGAACAACAAGCAAATGTATTAAAGTCTCAACAAACTCAACAACGTTTGTTAAGTAATCAATCTGCTCAAAATGCTGCAGCTCAATTTAATTCTGCAAGTGAAAATCAAACTAATCAATTTATGTCTGGTTTAAATGCTCAGATTAATCAGTTTAATGCAGGTCAACAAAATGCTACAGCACAGTTTAATGCTACACAGTCTAATGCTGCTGAAGCTAGAGATGCACAAAGAGAAGCTGACTTAAATAAATTTAATACACAGTTGGCTACACAAGTAGAACAGTTTAATGCTAACCAAGACTTTGCAAGGAATCAATGGAACGCACAAAACGTTGCTGCTGTTGAAGCTTCTAACGTACAGTGGAGAAGACAAACAAACGTAGCTAACACTGCTGCTCAGAACGCAGTCAACATGCAGAACGCACAGAATGCTTTTTCAATGTCACAAACTGCACAATCATTTTTATGGCAAGAACTAAGAGATCAAGCTGATTATGATTTTAGAGAAGGTGAAAATGAAAGAAGTAGAATTGCACAACTTGTAAATACTGCATTAGCTTCAGACCCTTCTAAATACAGTTCAAGTTTAGGAAACTTGCAAAATTTAATAGGTGTTATAACAGAGGATATAATAGGATAGTATAATGGGATTATTTAAATCAATTAAAAAAGCTTTTAAAAAAGTAACACGTGGTATTAAAAAAGCAGTTAAGGGTGTTGTTAAAGGAGTTAAAAAAGTAGTTAAAAAAATTAGCTCTAGTAAAATACTTAAAGCATTAGCTATTGCTGCTGCAGTTGTAGTGACGGGAGGTGCAGCAGTTGCTGCATTTACTGGAGGTACAGCAGCCAGTGGTACGTTTGCTGGATGGATGATGAATGCTAGTCAAGCAGTTACAGGTGGTACTTTATTTGGTACATCTACTGCGGTAGCTAGAGCAGCAGGAACAGCAGCTAAATTTATTGCAACTCCTTTTGCTACTGTAGGTGCTGCTGCCGGGAATGCTGCTGCTGCTATTACAGACTTTACAGGTCTTACAACTGAAGCAACTAGAACTAATGCTGCTCAACGAGCAGCTATAGCTGGACAAACTACAACAACAGCAGCAACTCCTTTAACTCAAGATCAAATTTTAGAAGGGTTAAATCCTGCAGAAGTTGCACAGGCACAAATAAGTGCTTTTGAAATGCCTTCAACTACGGTTGAATCTCAATTAGCATCTAGTACACAGGCTGCTTTTAATGCAGGTTCAGGTACAACTACAGCAGGTGGTTTAAATATTCCTTCAACTTTACCAAGTGCTTCTTATTCTACTGGAATACCAGCACAACAATTAGCACAAACAGTTCCAAGTGCACTAGGCGTTCCACCTGTTGAAGCTACAGCATCTGCAGCAGAAAAATTAAGCCTAGCACAAAGATATCCTAATACAACCGCATTTTTATCAGGTGCTGCAGGTTCAGCAGCTAGTACTATGTTTGGAGTTTATGCAAATTCATTAATGGCAGGAGACCCAAGAGGAAGAGAAGGAGGGGGTCAAGGAGAAGAGGGAGCTTCAAGAAAAGACCCAATTTATGTATATAGTAATGAATTAAATATTAATCCAGATGATTACTCAAAACATTTTACATTTAGTAACACTGCACAAGCAGGTAACATGCCACTGTTTCAACAAGAAACTTTAGCAATATAGGAGTAGAAAAACATGGCAAAACCTAACAGAAGTCCAAGACCAATTATTTCAGACAGCATTAGTGATGCTGCTGGACAAATTGTTGTAGACGGTTTAGATGCTGGATTTACCATTGATGAAATGGCTCCGGATACTGGACCAAAACTAAGAGGAGAATCTAGATTTAATCAAGAAGCCTTAGATGAAATTGTAGCTTTATCTTCACAAGGTGCTGCAATTCCCGGACAAAGTTTAGTGAATGATCCTGAACAACCTTATCCTTGGGAAAGACCTCCAGAGTTTGCTAACCCTAAACATGCATTAGATTATATGGTTGGTTTAATATTTCAACCAGAAGCAATGAAAAATATTGTACAGGCTTTAGCCAATGGTGCACCCGTTGCAGACATTGCAATGGTTTCATTGTATGCAAAATTTACAGAGGGTAAATTTAACCCTGATGTTTTAATGTTGTTAGCAGAACCTATTATGTATATTATTATGGCAATTGGTGAAGAAGCTAATATTAAATATAACATTGAAGACAGCAACGACTTAGATGAATTAGATGATGAAGATTACGAAGAAGAGTTTAGCCAACAAGTAAATGAATTTAGAAGTGTGTTTGAAGATATAAAAAACGGAACTATAAAACAAAAAATAGAACCTGAAAAAATTAAAAGTGGTGTTGTACCTCAAAATATTCTAGACAAAGTTAAAGAACAAGGTCCAGAAATTAGAAGTTTATTAAGTCAAGGAGAAAGCTAATGGCNAATATNAAAGAAAGTCCATTCAAACCTATGTCAGAAACTTATGGTAAAGTAGCCAGAAGTTTGTTATCTAGTACTGGTGACGATTATAAAANAGATGTATANAAAGGAATAGGATTAAAAGTAATTGCAGATGGTTTAAAGGGAGTTGGTGCTAATCTTAAACAAGGTGTTATAGATGGAGCTAACGATGTTAAAGAAGAATATGCTAATATTTTT